TCATTCGTTCAACAACTGCATAGCCGCGCCTATTCCACCGATAAGATCATCCGGCGGAGTCAATAAGCTAATGACGATATAAGCCTCTCGAGGCATGTCGAAGAGGTAACCCGGCTGGGCGATTACTCGAAATCTGTTTAGCAGAGCCAGGCACCACTGCTCTTCGGTTCGGGTTTGAGGAAGTTGCAGAATCGCGGACCATCCGCCTTCGACAAATAGGGCTTGAGCTGAGGACCCGCGCAACAGGTTATCGAGAGCTACGAGGTTATCCCCTGTGCGCTGACGAATTAACGATCGAATGCGGCTCCCAATTTGCAGAAGCTCAGGCAGAGCGAGTTGCACAGCGGTGCCGACGGATAGGTAGGTGTCGGAAATCAGCTCCAGAGCGGAGAGAATCTCTCGCCGTTGAGCGGCCGCTCCGGCAGCAATGATCCAGGCCAGTTTCACTTGAGGCATCCCGGACCCTTTTGACAGGCCGTTGAGGAAGAAGGTTGGCACATTCGCTTCGAGCAGGGGCGAGACAACTCCACCAACGCCGTCCAGATGCGGGAAGTCGACAAACACCTCATCGCAAATGATCGCGAGATTGTTACGGACCGCGATCTCAGCAAGGCGTTCGGCTTCTTGGCGTTTCAGGTACTGGCCAGTGGGGTTATTAGGACTGACGACGACAATCGCCTTAGTCCTTGTGTTAATCCGCTGTTCAAGGTCATCGAAATCTATAAACCAGGCGCCATCAAATGCCAGCTTATATGGTCGGGAAAGTGCCGTTTCAAGAGGGATTAGGTAATCGAAGAGCGGGTAAGACGGAGATGGAACAAGAACTTCATCATCGGCGTCACACAGCAACTTGAACACGAATGAATAACCTTCACTGGTGCTGCTGGTAAGTACTATCTGTTCCGGCGAGACACAGAGGCCTTTGCGTTCATATTGAGCTGCTATCTCGCGACGTGCCGCCAGTATGCCGAGCGGATCTGGTCGGTAGCTGTAGTCGGCGACACGGCTGAACGCTGCAGCGATGTCGTCATGAGGATAGGGAAGCCCAACCGCGGTCGGGTTTGAATAAGTCAAATCGAGAACGGGCGTTGATTCTGAGCGAGCGCGTTCAATAGCACGGCTAAGGCGGGTTTGCCCGATTGACCAGTTGAGACGGCGAGACAGCACGGGCGGTCCTCCATGTTACGGGGTCCCTGCGCCGGTGATCGTCGCGGCGGCATCGAACACGTGCGCCAGCGCAGCTTCCATCGTTCGAACCCCCGGAAACAGCACAAGACCCGCAGGTCACAAAATCAACAAAAACTTTATTTCCAACTATATCAATTGGTTAGAGACGCTTTTGTAGGCCAGATAAACTGCCGTACCAGTTAGCCTCGTGTCCGAGGGTGAACAGATTCATCGAAAAGCTGTTCACTCCAAGCGAGCATGTCGGCGCCGTCTTGAGCTTACCCGAGGCGGCAGGACACCATGACGATTAGTAATCGAGGTGAAAACAGCGAACCCATCGAAGACCGGCACAACGATCAGCGCCTGGTCACCTACTCCCCATTACTTTCGCAACAGCTTTTTCATGCCAGTAAAAAACCGTTCAAAGGTTTTTCGGGTCCAGTCGGATCAGGGAAGAGCGCCGCGCTTTGTCATGAGGCGATCAACCTCGCCCTTGCAAACCCTGGATGTGCAGGAGTTATCGCGTCACCAACATATACGATGTTGCGAGACATTATTCACACGGCCCTGTTCGCGATGCTCGAAAGCAGGGGCGTCGAATATCGACACTACAAAGCGCTTGAGCGCGTGCTGCTTACCGACGCCGATTCAACTCTGCTCTTGCGCTCGCTTGACAACCCGGATAGGCTGCGCGGCACGAACCTTGCGTGGTTCGGGCTTGACGAGCTGTCGTACACGAAAGAGGAATCTTGGTTGCGAATGGCCGCCAGACTCCGTGAGCCCGCGGCGAGGCGCCTCTGCGGTTTCGCGGTTTGGACGCCAAAGGGCAGCGATTGGGTCTTCGCGCGATTCATCAAGAACATGGGCCCCGACTACGAGTGCGTCCAGGCGAAGCCATTCGAAAACAAGTTTGTGCTGGACGCGAATCCGGATTATTACGAGCGGCTTGAGGAAACTTACGACCCTCGTTTTTACCGGCAGGAAGTTCTTGGCGAATATCTAAGTGTCTCATCCGATCGCGCGTATCATACCTTCGACCCGCGCGTGCACGTTACCGCCCGGAAGCTGGATCCCAATGCATCCCTGTTTTGGGCGTTGGACTTCAATGTAGCGCCAATGAGCTCCATCATTGCGCAACGGCAAGGCAATAAATTAACGGTCCTCGATGAAATCTCATTGAAGCTCGGCACTACCCAGGAGGCGTGCGAGGAGTTTCTTAATCGGTACGCCATGCGCGCCAACAATCTACGGATTTTTGGCGACGCATCCGGGCGCCGCCGCCAGACAACCGGCTTTAGCGACTACGACGCCCTGACCCGCGCACTCGTTCGAGGCGGAGTTCGTAAGTTCAGCGATAGCGTTCCGCCCGCAAATCCACCGGTGCTGAACCGAGTTAACACGGTCAACGGCCTGCTCACAAACGCTCTTGGGGAAGTAAGACTCGAGATTGATCCGAGATGCAAAGAGTTGATTCGCGATCTGGAAGAAGTGTCATTCAAGCCCGGAACCGGAATTCTTGACAAAGATAAGGACCCCATGAGGACGCACATGTCAGACGCCCTAGGTTACATGATTTGGGCGCTTTATGGAGATAAGAACACGATTGGCGAAAGGTCTCAGCCGCTCCAATGGTGAAAGGAAATACATGACTGCTGCAATCGACCATGAGCACCCTGAGTACAAGCAAAAGCGACTGTTGTGGCAGCGATACCAGGGGCTGTATGAAGGTGGCGAACAAATCAAAGCTCACGTAGACAGCTTCCTGGTCAGGCGACAAAAGGAGCCCCTGGATGTCTATTGGGAGCGGTCGTCAAGGGTCTTTTACGAAAACTATATCGGGTCGATTATCGACTGGTACGCGGCGACCCTGTTCCGGCGCGAGCCCACGTCCCAAGTAGATTCGAAGAATGAACGGTCAAGGGCTTTCTTTAGTTCATTCGCTGACAACTGTGATCTTAGGGGATCTCGCCTCTCGGATTTTTTCAAAAAGTGCTTCATTGAGACTCTCGTCACTGGCGAGTGTTTTACGCTCATCGATTTCCCGGCAAAACGAGAAGGGGTAATGACTCAGGCACAGGAGGATGCGTTGGGGCTTTCGCGCGGCTACCTGATCCAGTGCTCGCCCTCAGAAGTCATTAATTGGTCGAAGGACACTGACGATCAATATGAGTGGATTGTCATTCGAAACTCCGCAGAGAAGCAACTGTCAGTCGATCAACTCACTCGAGTCAAAGAGACGTACTGGCGCTACTTCGACAAAGAGTTTTTCCGGGTGTATAGGCGCGTGGACATGGCGGGTGAGATCGGTTCGCTGGTGCAGTTGAGCCACGGCCGCCATTGCCTTGCGGAACAGCACCGGGTGCCGGTCGTCTCGATGCGGGTAAGCCCAGGCCTCTGGCTAATGAACAAGTCCGCCTTGCTGCAGGTCGAGCACTTCAACAAAGTCAATGCGCTCGGCTGGGCCATAACCATGGGGCTGTTCGCGATGCCGGTAATCTACTCCGATCGCGAATGGAACCAGGTGGTTGGCGAGTCGTACTACCTTCAACTGGGCCCTCAAGACCGCTTCGGATGGACGGAGCCAGAGGGTAAGGTGTTTGACATTGCAGCCAAGAACCTGGAAAGCCTGAAAGACGAGATCTATCGGGTCTGCTATCTGTCCCAGGCGGCCGGCGATCTGAGCGGCGGCAAAGCCCAGTCGGCGCTGAGCAAAATGCGCGACTTCGCGATTACTCAAGAGGTGCTGCGGAGTTATGGGGACTCCGTAAAAATGGCAATCCGCCAGGTGCTGCAGTTAGTGGCTGCGGCGCGCCACGACGAAGCGACGGTTGATGTCGGCGGGTTGGATGACTTTGACATCGGCGATTTCGGCACCGAACTCGGTGACGCTCAGCAGCTTCTCTCATTAGGCATTCAGTCGGACACCATGAAGCGCTGCATCTACAAAAAGCTTGCACTGCAATACCTGGCCGATGTCCGTCAAGAGTTAAAAGACCAGGTTTCGAAAGACATCGACGAGCAATTTGCAACTTAGAGGAGATTATATGGATCAAGACAACCTCCAGCAGGCAGACGACAAAAGCGAAGAACTGCGCCAGTTGATTCGCCAGACGCTTGACGAGTACATTCGAGCTCAGCAACACAGGAGCGAGCCGAGCTACAAAGCCGAACTCGTCGAGGAACGCAAGCGGCGTGAAACCCTGGAGCAAAGATTGAATCAGCTGGTAGAAGAGAATCGACAAGCTCGCTCGGCGGCTGAGGAGGCAGAGCGATTCTCCCAAATACGGGCGGAGCTGCAGAAGCTGGGCGTCGCCAAAGTAGATCTCGCGTTTCGGGCAGTCAAGGACGACATTGTTCGAACCGAAGATGGCAGGCTCGTCGCCAAGAATCAGGATGGGAAGCGCTTCGAAGACTTCCTTCAGGGCTTCGTCCAAGAGAACCCTGAGCTGCTACCAGCGCGAATCGCCGGAGGCGCGGGAACCCCAAACTCGGCGCGGGAGGCTGGACAGGGCACAGGGAGTGGGATCGATCTCGACAAAATCAAGGCCGGGATGAATCCCGAGGAACTCGAACGGGTCAGGCAGGAGATCTCGCGAATCGCGACGCGTACTCTGCGCGGCGCATAAATCGAGTACACGGGCGACGTTATGCGTCTGCCCTTTTTTGAATTAGAGGTTTGTTTATGTCAATGATTACGTCCGCTAACCTGGCGAACGCAATTGTCAAACTGGTTGCCGCCGACGCGTTGCCTGCGTTGATTGGCAACATGATCATGGGTAATCTGGTCAATCGGGACTATGAGCCTGTGCTCGCCCACACGGGCGACACGGTAAATGTGCCTATCCCGCCAGTGCTCGTGGCGAATAACATTGCGGAGGCCGGCTCCGTCCAGCCACAAAACCCAAATCTCGGAAACGCGCAGATCGTGTTAAACACTCACGTAGAAGCGACGTTCCAGATCCCTGATGTTACCAAGGCGCTCGCGTTCCCGGATCTGCTGAAAGCCTACATGCAGCCGGCCGTGGTTGCGATTGCAGAAAGGATTGAGACCGACCTTTTGTCGCTTTACAGCCAGTTTACGTCTAACACGCCGGTGGGAACGGCGGCGACGGCTATCACTGAGGCCACTATCGACTCCGCTGAAACCGCACTGTTCCAGGCGATGGTGCCAATGAGCGCTCCGAAGTATCTGGTCGTCGATTCCGCAACTTATTCCCAGATTCGGCAGATACCGCGGTTCAGTGAGTACTATTCCGCCGGCGACGCCGGCCTTCGGGCTTTGGTGGAAGGCAATGTGGGCAAGATGAAAGACTTCTTCATCTTCCGTTCACAGTTTGTGCCTCACACTGGGGCGGCTACGGTCACCACACACAACCTCGCGTTCACTAAGGACGCGATCGGCCTTGTCGTCCGGCGTCTGCCTCAGCCGCTGCCGGGCACTGGCGCCATTGCGGAGTATGCGGAACTAGGAAACTTCGGTATGCGCGTGGTGATGAGCTACCAGCCGAATACTCTATCTCAGCAGTTTACGGTCGATGTGCTCTACGGCTGCGGAGTGCTCCGAAACAACTTCGCTCTTCAGGTCAACAGCTAGTTACGGGCGGACCGCCGCCTATCCACACAAGACTCCCGGGGAGCCACGATGGCTCCCCTTTCTTTATAGACACGGAGATTAACAATGGACGTACGTCAGTTTTACAAGAAAATTCGAGAAGTGCAGGGCGGGATCGAAGAAGCATTCGTCTTTGTCACAAGTTTGGAGACATCAGACGGCGGCCGGCCCGGACTTGTCTCGGAGGTATCTCGCGAACTCGCCGCGAGGCTTCTCGTCGAGAGCCGCGTGACTCGTTCCTTGCAGGCCGAGATTGACGCCTATCGCCGGACGCAGCAGGACGCTCGCAAAGCGGCTGAGCGCGCCGAATTGGCAAAAACGATTCAGGTTGCGTTGATCCGCGAGCCCGATAGATCACCCCACGATAACAAGCCGGGAGACAAGTAACAACGGAGGACTCTTCATATGGCGCTGCTCACAGATGCTGAAATCGTAACGCTCGAGGACCTTCAACCTTATGAGACCAACGTCGTAGGAGTGCTGACGACCTATGAAATCGACGCAGCAAACAAGATAAGCCTGGCTACGGAAGTAATCAGCGAAGAACTGCTTTTGCATTTGCTGAAGTCCGGCCTTAGCGATCCGCAGCATGCGACTCGTCGATTATTGGGCGTTTCGAGCGTAGTTCTCACGGGCACCGTTCAACGGTGGCTGTGTCTGGAAACGTTGGCCCAAATCTACAACGAAGCGTACAACGTACAGCTTAACGACCGATTTAAGGGTAAGTGGCTCCAATACATCCAACAGACTTCCGCGACTCGTCAATTCGTCTGGCAGTACGGCGTTGGTGTCGTCTTCAAGCCGCTGCCTAAGCCGCAGGCGCCCCTGATTGGACTGCAAATCGGGTTACTTCCGAATAGCGAGCTGTTGATTCAGGTTGGCTGGACCGATGTCGACGGAAATGAAAGCGCGCTAAGCCCCGCAGCGGCCATCCTGGTCCCCGATCAGTCTTCCATAGCAGTGTCAACGGCCGAGGGCGCAAGTTCCGCCCCTTCAAGCGCCGTTGGGTGGAATGTCTACATTGCACAGGTGGGTGCTGATCTGACTCGGCAGAATAACGCGCCGATACCGATTGGCTCAGTCTGGGTTGCCCCGGATGCGGGTCTCATTCAGGGTCCGGCGCCGAGGGACGGGCAAGAGCCAGACTACTACGTCTTCGACCAGCGCAGGCTTCCGCGGGGGTAATCATGACGCCGCTAACCGTTGAAATCCCACAACTAATCGCCCAGTTGCTGGCCGCAAGCAGCGGCCTGGCGGCTTGGGTCGAGAACGTTCAAATCGAAACCGGCTTGCCGCTGCCGCTTGTTCCCGTTTCGCAGATTATCGTGTCCGCCGCGAGCGCCGAACTATTGGACAAAGTCGAACAAGTAGGCTACCCGCGCGTGGCCGTTTACACGGCAAAACTGGAAAATACACTGCTCGAGAAATTCCGCAGCCTGTCCGGGACAGCAACCGCCGGAATCGCGATTTCAGTCAGTTCCGATCTGATCGAGCAAGCCGAACAGAATATGCATTTCTATATCGAGGCAGTTACCGACATTCTACGGCGGAACACGGGTGATTGGGGGGACGGGCTGTTCTTCTCAGGGAAGTTTGATCTGCAGATACAACCACCGAAGGCGGGCGGAATTGGATTCGTTCAAACAGCCATCGTAGGCTGCACAATTAACGTGAGTCGTAACTAGGAGAGCGTAGCCATGGCGAACTATATCTCGTCAAATCAAAATCGTTTCTACACCGCACTCGAGTCTTCTTATGGGAGCGCCGCGGGCGTTACCCCGAGCAACCGGTTCAACTGCTTGGGCCTCAACATTCAACAGGTGCAGGAGCAGCCGGTCAGGAAAGACAAAACGGGCAGCCGGTCGTCCCTGCCTCCGCCGGTTGTGGCGCGAAAGGCAACGGAGTTTACGCTGGCAGCTTATCTCGCATCGTGGAATGACGCATCCCAGCCCAGTTATGGCTCACTTTTCCAAGCTGCGATGGGTGCGTCGCCCATCATTTCACAAAATCTGGTTGTCGCCTCCACGGTAAGCCCGACCACCTTTGGAACCGTATCGCCGCATGACTTGAGCCCGGGCACAGCAGTCTCCTTCAACAACGAGATCCGGTTTGTCGCGTCGGTTCCGGATGCGAGCACCTTGCAGTTAAATGCGCCTTTTTCGACGCCATTGCAATCAGGGGCCGCTCTCGCTCCAACCGTGACGTATTGTTTGTCGACCGCGTTGCCAAGCGTGACAATATACGACTACTGGGATCCGGTCACCGCGGTCAGCCGGGTCCTGGTAGGGACTGCCGTCAACTCCGTTGAGTTCAGTGTGAACGGAGATTTTCACGAGTTCCTGTTCTCCGGCCCTGCCGCGGACGTAATCGATTCCGTTAGTTTTACGGCCGGCCAAGCCGGTCTGAGCTCATTTCCGGCAGAGCCAACGGTCGGCTCGTTTGACTACTCGATTGTTCCCGGATCGCTCGGACAGGTTTGGCTCGGGACGCCAGCCAATCAATTTTTCACGCTCACACAGTGCAAGATGCTTGTCGACAACGGCATCGAGACACGCAATATGGAGTTCGGCTCAATCCTGCCGCGAGCTATCGCGCCTGGACCCAGAAGTGTCACTGCAGGGTTCACTCTGTATGCGCAAGACGACACGCAAACGGCTGCGCTATATGAGGCGGCGCGAACTCGCCAGATGACTCCGGCAATGATCCAGCTCGGCCAGCAGCAGGGCGCACTCCTGGGTGTTTATCTTCCCAATGTCCAGCCCGAGGTTCCAATCTATGACGGGTCAGATACCCGGCTGCAATGGAGGTTTCAAGCGTGTCGCGCGCACGGCGCGGCAGACGATGAACTGTATGTCGCATTCGCTTAACGTAACTAACTATCAAAGCCTCCGCCGAATTGATAGCGTGGCTGTGCCCGGGGTCAGCTTCTGGATTCGGCGAGTGTCGCTCGCCCAGCGAATCGAGCTCTTGACGTCAGTTAGGGAGTTGCTCAGGCGTAATGAATTCTTGAGCGCGGGCTCGGAACTCGAACGCAGTGAAGCGGCGCTTGGCGCCGTGGTCGCAACTCGTCTCTATGTGGAGTGGGGGCTGGCGAGGATCGAAGGAATTACGATCGACGATGCCGAGTGCACGACGTCCCTTCTCGTCGAGAAAGGACCCGAAGACCTCTGCGCTGAAGTGGCAGCGGCCGTCCAACAAGAGCTTGGCCTTTCAGAGGACGAAAGAAAAAACTCCTAGTCGCATTTCAGTTTCAATTTTCTCAGGAGGCCGCGTGGAAATGCGACGCATGCCGGACTCGCGGACTTTCGAAAAGCAGAAACTGCGGTTTTCTGCCAGATCATGACAGTCGATCGCGAAACGCGGTGTGGTGCCGGGGAAACGTAGTTACAACCGAATGCCCAAAAAGCCTGATCACGCCTCAAAGCGCCGGCTACCTGGAACACTTTTGGCTGCGGAAACGCCTCGACGATTTCCGGCTTGACGAAATGGACGCCAGAACGGCAGAGGCCATGGCGCTTCTGGAGGAAGCCTACTGCAATGAACTATCTGAATCCTAAATTCGCAAACCTGTCTTTCGGGGAACTGTTAAAACTGGCGCAGCCCCGATCAAGCAGTTCACCGTCCGGGTTGAGCGCGGAGGCGCTGCCCGATGATGGAGCCAGGATCAGCTCAACTGATCCTCTTCTCAAATCAATTTCTTTCGGAAAACCGAGCAGACGCACGACAAACGTTCCGAGCGGTTCGAGTGGATCCGGGATACTGGCCGGCGTAGCATCCAGTCTATTTGGCGGCTCTCTAATTGGGTCGTTAGCTTCATTGTTCGGATCGTCTAGCGGACAGACGGTCCGGACATTGTCGTTGTTCCAGTTGCCGGAGTCTACAAGCGCAACCCTGGTGACGGGGAGCGCGAACGGAAGCCAGCAGCCTTCGAAACCGTCTTCCTCGTTTCAGAAGCCGCAGGCCGGCATCTTTACCGGCAGCAGCGAGCGAACTTATAGCACCGGAGTTCAAAGCGCCCCGAAAGGGATGTCGTCATCCAGAGGCGGAGGGTCCGCGGCCGGGTCGGGCCACCAGATCCACATCCACGTTTCCGCCCTCGATACGCAGTCGTTTCTGGATCGGAGCAGCCATATTGCCCAGGCGGTAAAAACCGCAATGCTGCAATCAAACTCCTTAAACGACGTGATAGCGGAGATGTAAATGACGAACTTCCCTGCACTCAGCACAGGCTCGGTCGTGCAATACCCGCTCGGTCAAACCCAAAGTTTTACGACCGACGTGATTCGCTTCTTAGATGCAGCCGACCAACGCTGTATCGTTCGAGCAAACGGACTCCGCCAATGGCTGGTGCGCCTGGACCTCTTGAATGAAGCAGAGCTCGCGACACTTGAGCAGTTTTTCGCGCAAATGCAGGGACCAACCACGCTCTTCGGCTTCATCGATCCGATCACCGGCCAAACTGTCCCGAATTGCCGCTTCGCCGGCGGCGACGGCGTCACAACGTACACCGCCGAAAACATCGGCGCTAGCCAGCTAATCGTCACTGAAACCTATGTCTAGCCTCGCCTTTCCGCAACTATCAACCGGAGCAGTCACCCAGTACCCCATCCAGAAGACCCGGTCGCTTCACGTCATCGTCAATGCATTAGAGGACGGAAGTTCGATCTCCTACCTGGATCCGACCAGCGGCAACATTCGGTGGGACATGCGACTCTCCGCTATCAGCCTTGCCGAAATGCAGGCGATTCAAGCGCTGTTCAACAATTGCTACGGTCCGTGGTCAGGGTTTGTATTTCTCGATCCCACTGATAATCTGCTCAGCGCTTCCGCCAATTTGCTGGATTCGTCATGGGAGGCCCCAACCGGCCTAACCGTAGTTGCCGGCGCTTCAGATCCATTCGGGGGTACAACGGCATTTACACTCACTAACGGCTCCCAAACGGCTGCCGCGCTGACGCAGGCTCTATCCTCTCCAGCGACCTATATGTACACCTTCAGCGTCTACCTTTCTGCGTCAGCGGCGGCTTCAGTTGTCTTAGTCAGCCAGTCTGCATCAGAACAGGTTTCGCAGACATTCCAGATAGGGCCCACTTGGACGCGCGTTGCAGCAAGCCTTCCTCTGACTGTCGTTTCAGACACCTGGTCGTTAGGAATACAGTTACAGCCGGGCCAGCAGGTTCAGGCCTTTGGTCCCCAGCTTGATGCCCAACCTTCAGCTTCGAGCTACCGGCAGACGACGGGCGCCGGCGGCATCTACGCCGATACCCATTGGGCCTTGGATGCTTTGGCTTTCGTAATCACAGGGCCTGATGAATTTTCCACTCAGATCACTCTTGAGAGCTATTGGGGTAACTAACGATGTCGACAACCATTAATGCGGTCAAGCAACTGCGCAATGCGGATACTCCCTTGCTCCTGTTCGAGTGCACCCTCTCTTCGGGCAGCGTCGAGCGATGGTGCTCAACATCTATAAATTTCAATTCCAATCTCTTCGCGGCAAGGATACTCAAGCACAATCTCTTCGCCCTCCAGCTCTCCGCCGATGACGCGATGGACGGCATGAGCCAGTTGTCTATAACGTTGGCCAACGCCGACTCGTTGATTTCGGAAATCAACGCACAGGTTGGTTTCAGAGGAGCGCGGCTGACTGTGTACTTTGTATTCGCCGACCTGACAACTGGGGCGATCACAACCGAAAGCACGGTTTTGTTCCTTGGTATTGGCGGCGACCCCGACAGAATATCGGAAGATTCTGTGCAGCTCACGTTCACAAACAAGCTCAGCCTGTTGCGAGTGATGCTTCCGGATGTCAGGATTCAGAGCCAGTGCCCGTGGTCGTTTCCTGGTTCCCAGTCTCAACGAGCCAGCGCGGTTGACACGAGCAACGCCAACAAGTACTCTTCGTTTTTTAGATGCGGGTATTCTGCGGATCAAGCGGGCGGTCGTGGAACTCTGAACGGCGCCGCCGCATACACATCTTGTGACTTGACTCGCGCTAGCTGTGCTGCCAGAGGCATGTTCAGCGTTGACGCAGGCAACCAGGTCACGCGGCGTTTTGGAGGCATCGAATACGTCCCGACATCGTATTTGGTCCGAGGATTTGGAGATAAGAACTCCGCGCTAGCATCTGTGCTCGACAACGTCGCGAAATACAACGACCCGGCTCCATTGGTGTATGGAACCGGCTGGTTGATGGCGCCGGTAATTTTTTCGCGAAATGATGGGAACCTCACCCACATGGAAGTGCTCCTCGGCACCGGCGCCATGCAGGGTGTTCTGAAGGTGATAGTCAACGACATAGAAGTCCCGATCGCCGTCAACGGCACCAATATGACTGCGACTGGGTGGTACAACGTGGTCACTACCGGCGCTGCAGCGGGGGCATTCGATTACGATTTCGTGGATTCATCGGGAAATCCCGTTGGCGACCCGTACGGCAGCCTGTCGGTGTTGTTGGTCGTCGTTCCGAACAGTATCAGCACAGGCACGAGTCTGCCGACAGTTGAGGTGCTGCTGCAGGGATTGATTCTAGACCAGTACGCGGCTGATGGAACCTACCAAGATACGGTTTTCACGAATAACCCCGCTTGGGTCATTCTCGACATTCTCCGCAGGGCGAACTGGTCTCTTGCAGAAATCAATTTAGCCTCATTTGCGAACGCGGCCGCATTCTGCGCTGAGCTGATTCAAACCACAGATTTGAACGGAAATCCGGAGTCGCTGCCGAATTTTGGATGCAATCTGCTATTGATCAGGCGACGTAGCGCCGCCGAGACCGTTCGCGGTGTGAGGGTAGCCTGCGGTTTGATGTTGAGATACGGCGCCAGCGGCCTTCTCGAGCTTGTTCCTGAGACTACTCTCGCCAACCAGAGCCCGACACTACCCGACGGCAGCAACAGCGTAGCGCCACTTCTTGGCGGCTGGCCATCCTACGAGTTCAGCGACGCAAGCGGCCCATTCTCCGGCATTGTTCGCGAAGATAACGATTCGTCGTCAGTGGTGTTGTTATCCAGATCCGTCCCCGAAACGGCGAATCGAATGACAGTCGAATTCCAGGATGAAAACAACGAGTACCAGCAAAACAGCCTCTCCGTAGTGAACGCTGAGGACGCGGCGCTGATGGGCTACGAGATCAGCAGTACGTCAACGGCACTGGGGATTCCGAACTTCAACCAGGCATCGCGCGTGCTTGCCCTCCAACTGGCAAAATCAACCGAGGGTAACCAGTTTATAGAATTCCAGACGAGTTTTCGCGCTCTCAAAGTGAGGCCGGGCGACATCATTACTGTTACTTATGCGAAAGAAGGATTGGTGCGACAGCCGTATCGCGTCGTCAGACTGTCGCCCTCGATTAACTACCGGCGAATCACGGTTCTTGCTCAGGTTCACAATGACCAATGGTATAGCGACAACCCGAACGTGATTCTCGGAGCTGGGCGAATCGCAAGTGGCGAGGTGGGCACCCCTCGGCCTCTACTTGGCCCTACGCTGAACTCATCCGGAACAACCGATTTTCAGATCACTGAGCAGCTCACCGCGCAGTCCGACGGCGGAATCACCGACAGTCTTCAGATCGCCTTTGTTGAGCCGGCAACTCCAAGTGGAACCATTCAAAATCTTCCCTTGGTAAGCCTTTCTCCCGTGATTTCGCAAACCGGGGGCAGTCTGGCGGCGGGCATTTACTACTATGCCCTGAGCGCGGTTGACCCCAGTGGCAATGAGACCGTTCCTTCGTTCACGGTGGCGGCTTCTGTGCCTTCCGGTTCAGCGAACACTGTCACGCTCACCAGCCTGAGCTTTCCCGCCGCGGCAGCCGCGTTTCATGCATACCGGGGGCTAAATCCCCAATTGTTATATCGGATTGCTGCCAACCAGCCAATTGCTGCCAGCTTCATCGATACGGGCCTCGCGGCTCAACCGATTGGACCCGCCGACCCGAATTACAACCACGCAAATTTCTACTTTAGGGCAGAACTCGCCGGGCCTCTACTAACATCGTCTGCAACTCAGACTTCAATCACCACCTCGGATCTGAACGCAACGGCCAACGCTTATACGGGCAACGTATGTCGCATAACAAGCGGCACCGGCGCAGGGCAGGAACAACAAATCATATCCAACACTGCAACTACGCTGACGGTAACTCCAGGATGGTCGATCGTTCCCGATTCCACGAGCCTTTTTGTAATTGCGGAAGCAAGTTGGCGGTTTGGAGCAGTTTCTGTTACCAGTCCCGCGGAATTTCAAATCCCTAACCAGGGCGGCTCAGTAATCGAGGTATCCGGCCGCGCCGCGAACGCACTGAATCAGGAGCGTTCTTCCGACCTTTGCCCGATCTCGCGCTGGGTAGTTGGAGGGGGGACGACCGTGAACGGCAGTGACGTCGATGTACCGCCCGCTCCAGGTTTTTCGTTGGCGGCGTTGGGAGACGGCGATGTCACAGTCAGTGGGGTTGAGTTCACTGCACTTACCAATACCCAATCCATCACCGCTGGCACGCTCCAACTCTTCTTCTGGAGCGAACTGAACACCGCACCTGCGGCAACACTCGCCTCAGCCGCCGACGGAGCCACAGCTACGCTCAGTGTCATTGCAACTGGCGCGATCTCCTCCGGGAGTGTGCTGCAGGTCGATTCCGAGTTGGTGGTAGTGCTTTCAGTGAATTCTCCAGCCAACACACTGAACGTGGTTCGCGGCTCGCTCGGTTCCTCCGTTAGTGCCCACTCATCTGCCGCGGCCGTGTACCAGATACAGCCCAGCACCTACGTTTTGCCCTTTGCCGCCGGCTTCTTCGACAACCCGCAGTCTGCCAACTACTCGCACTCAATTCATGTGCCAGACAACAGAGTAGTTGCTGCACAGTTATATATGACTAATGTGAGAGGCAACGGCCAGGCCTCGACTCAGTGTTTGGTCAGTCTGCCCGACGGCGGTCTTCGAACCTTGTCCGGAGGGCAATTGTCTCTTCAGGTAGCAGGAACCCTGGCGATTGAGCAAAGTCCGACACCGCCACTGTTTGTCGAAGCCTCCCACGCGGTAGAGGATGTGCGCGCAGTTGTAGGAACCGCTCCGTCAGGCGGCTCTGTGATCGTTGAAGTTTGGCAATCTACGGATTTGTTTTGTACGCTTACCGTCGCCGACGGGCAAACGACCTCGAATGTCGTAGACGGCGCAACGCTCGGCCCCCTGATTGAGGGCTCTAGCCTGACAATCGACATCACAGACGTTCCATCAGTTAGTGGTACGACCGCTGGTAGCGATTTGACCGTCACCATTCGCCTTTAAAGACTTAGTCGCCATGTCTGAACAACTTCTCAAACTAAGCCCACATCGGGACCTGCAGTGCTTCTTCTTGACTCCGACCGCCATTGCAGCCATGAGCGGAGCTTCAGCCAGTGGATACACCCTTTCCGGTACTTGGCGTCAGCAGTTTGACTGGGCGGTTGTCGAGTGGGACAGGGACAACGCTTATGAGCATCCCTCCATCCGTTATTTGCCGGACGGCGATCTTAGCGGTCTGCAACTTACCTATCAGGAAACGCGGACTGGCTGCATCCCGTTCGAATCCAACTTATTTCCCACCGTCGATTGGCCGTCACTTCGACTTTGGGCCACTGGATCTGACGGCGTGGAGCACGTCTACTTTGTTCCCCTGGCCAGCTTGGCTACTCCCGTAACGCAGGATTATCAGTGCGCGTCCGGAACTATGACTGTGCAGGGAACTCCTCAGGCTGGAGACCGCGTTGGATTGACGATACCCGTGGCTCCCGCGGTGACGGGTTACCCGGAGCAGCATTACTACTATCAAGTTCAGAGCGGCGACTCGCTTCAAAGCATTGCAACCGGCTTGGCCGCAAATATCAACGCCGGTTCTTTGGATTTCACGGCTACCTCAACAGGTGCATCGGTAACAGTTACGTGGAGCGGCTATGAAGCGACAAGCGGAAAGACCGGAGCTAACGGAAACCGTATCACGATTTACGGCTTTACAAGCGCTGGAGCCACTGGATCGTGGGCCTCACCCACTGTTACTTTAACCGGAGGCGCATTCCCGCCCACTTACACGGTCAGCATCGACTTCGGCAATCTCTCCGGTTACCAGGACGTATCGCTCACCGGCACGTGGATGCTTGTTCCCACTACAAGTGTCCGGAAAATGCGCTGGACGTGGGCGGCCGACTTGCAGCCCGGAAGCTTCGCGCGCACTGAGTACCAGGTCGTCGTAGCGAACTGGCAGGTCACCGGAACAGACCGCCAGTGGTACGTTGCCGGACCAGGAAGTCGCCGCCTGGAGGACAGCGGAAGCTCTGTTGCGTACTCTGGCACCTGGCTCGCTCCCACACAGGGCAATTACTCCGGCAATTGGATTCACTCAACTCAGCAAACTGGCGCCACGGCGACGTTTACATACTCGCAGAACGAATCGCATTCTCTGTATCTGGGCACTCAGACCGTTCCTGACGGTGCAACCGCCTTAGTAACTATTAATACGGCCGCTCCTCAAACCTTCAATCTGGATACTCCCGGTGAGCAGGACTTGATTCGTATATCTCTGGGTGTTTTGCCAGCCGGTTCGTACACAGTCACCGTCACTCACGATGGCCCTTCGGATGGGACAACGCGGACACTATACATCGACTTCCTTGAAATCGCTTTCCCAACCGCCAATCTACCGACGCCATCCCACGACGCTGTGCTCACACTGGCAACCGACTGGGACACTTACCATAGCCAGGCTGTGCCAGCCGAAAGAACCGCCTGGATGATTCAGCAGCTCGGCTTTGGAGGGCGCGTCAACCACTATACCGGCGCCCTGTGGTTTTACGAACTAGTTATGCCGGGCCACGTTTACGCATCGGCCGAAGTGACCTTCACGGCGTCAAGCTCGGGCGGCTCCGGCTACACGGAGCTCTTGATAGGCCCCGAGAGTTCAACTGTGTCGCAACTGACCGCCATCATTCACTACAACCTGCCCGATGACACTTCCGCAACCGTAGCGGAGGCATTCGTGTGCCTGATCAACAGCGGCTACACCTCCATTTGGGCCTCCGCTGCCGAAAATGTTCTCACAATCACTTCCCGGGCGATGACTCCCATCACCGCTGCTCCGTCGACAACAATCGCTCTTTCAATTACGTCGGGAACTGGTAATGTCACAGCATCGGTCTCCTCGGCAAACTTGACCGGAGGTGTGGCTGGCACTCCATATGACGATTCGACTACCGAGCAATACCTGACGCCCTACACTCAATATTGGCGAACGGATCTCACCACCGTTCCGCGCATCAACCGGGCCGCCAGGGATTGGTCGACCGCATTCTTCGCAGCTCTTCTTTCTTATGGCATCGATGTTGTGGCCTCGTTCAGTACGGAGCTATTAAACGCCGATCCGGGCGTAAGCGCTAACCTTGCCCAAAGGCAAAGCGACGGAAGCCCGATCCTGGTCGCGACACCGGCCGTTCAAACGAATTTTTCGCCGGCTAGCCTGGCTTACTGGACCCAGGTCTATCTGGATATGGCTGGCCTTCAAAAAGCGGCAGGCGTCGTTCCTTATCTCCAGTTCGGCGAAGTGCAGTGGTGGTACTTCCCGTCGAGTCAGCTAACCGGCATAGCGGTCAGCATGCCTTTCTATGACAGCTACACGACCAGCCAATTTGAAGCGACTTACGGAACATCGATGGCGATTATAGCGGACGAGTATGCCGACCCGTCGCAATTTCCTAATGAAGTTACCCTTCTTTCCACGCTGCTCGGTCAGCAGACCGCCAGCATTCGGGCGGCTGTGCGAAGCCAGTATCCTGACTGCCGTTTGGAAGTTCTGTACCCCGTCGATACAAATACAACCCCGGACTCAAATCCCATCCCGTCGGGCGAGGCTGTCCATGCTCCATCTTTGGATGAGCTCGTCAATTACCCCTCTTCTGAGTGGACTCCTCAGAACTACAATTCCCTCAAAACTGAAAGTTTCACCTACACGTACGGAAGAAATCTCAACGAAAGCCTGCAAGCGATGGAGTTCAGTGCCCAAAAAGGCTTCGCCGACGGCTCCCGCAGCCACCTGATTGGGATCAGTGATAACACCGCCCCATGGGTGCGCGAGGTCGATTTGGCTCGATCTCAAGGAATGGAATCCATTGTCTTATTCGCGCTCGATCAGTTCTGCCTCATCGGCTATCCCGCGCCTAGCCTGCCTCAAGGTCGAAGCCTTAGGCAGGCTTGA